TCAATTAATGCTTTGAACATGATGCACCGCCTCCTTGCCCTGGGATTCATAAATTTTCCGGTAGAGGGAAGAGCCGGTCATAAGCTCTCCATGGGTACCTTTGGCGATTAACCGGCCTTCATCCAGCAGCAGGATCAGGTCTGCCGATACCGTGGAGCTGATCTTCTGGGTAATAAGAAAGGTTGTGCAGGACATATGCTTCAGTTCCTCCAGCAAAAGACCTTCCGTTACTGCATCTAGCGCACTGGTGCTGTCATCCAGAATGAGTATCGCCGGCTTTCGCACAATCGCCCGGGCGATAGTCAGCCGCTGCTTTTGCCCGCCGGACAGATTGACCCCCCGCTGCCCCAGCATGGTGTCATAGCCTTGAGGAAGACCTCTCACCGTTTCGTGGATTTGCGCCGCAGCAGCTGCCCGCTCGATCTCTTCCCGGGTTGCGTGCTCATTCCCCCAGGCAATATTGTCACGTACCGAGCCGGTGAAGAGCAGTACCTCCTGTGGCACATAACCAATCGCTCCCCTCAGCTTGGCAATATCCAGCTCCGAGCTGTCCACACCGTCAATTGAGATCACCCCATGGTTCTGCTCATATAACCGGGGAATCAGTCCGACCAATGAGGATTTCCCGGAGCCGGTTGCCCCCATAATCGCCACCCGTTCTCCAGATTTCACCTTAAAGGAGATCTCTTCCAGGACTGCGATCTCGCTCCCCGGATAACTGAAGCTGACATTCTCAAATTCAACCTCACCCTGTATAGCATCCGGTCCGGTATAGTCACTGCGTCCAGAAACACCACGCTTACGCTCATTGGTCTGTACGGCTTGCTCCGCCATTACATCCGGAACTGCATCTGCCGACATCACTTCCGCCACCCGCTGCGAAGAAGCAATTGCACGCGAGAACGTCGCCATGATCGAGGACAAGGCTGACATAGCACCTATCGTGCGCAACGAGTAGTTAATGACCGCCACGGTCTGTCCCAGGGTTGCTTCCCCTGCAGAAATCTCAATCCTTCCAAACCATAAAACCGCCATAATCCCCGCGTTGACGATCAGCATAATCAGCGGAGCTGTTGTTTCTGTCAATCGGAGTGCAGCTACAGTCGACTTCATCAGCTCTCCGCTGAATGAAGCGAACCGGCCAATCTCGTGGCCCATACGGACAAACACACGAATTAAACGGATGCCGGTCAGATTCTCCTGAATAACGCCGTTTACCCCATCCAGCCGGACTTGCACGCTGCGAAACAAACCTGATGACCTGCGTATCACCCACGCCAGGAACAGAATCAGCACCGGCAATGTCACCGTCAGCAGCAGCCCCAGCTTCACATGCACGACCAAAGCCATGACCACACTGCCCAAGACAACAAGCGGCACCCGGGTCATAAACCGCAGCCCCATAAATATTGTATCCTGCAGTTGGGTCACATCTCCGGTAAGACGCGTAATCAGCGACGAGGTCGGAAAACGGCTGAACACTTCATAGGTGAAGGACTGCACCTTCCCGTACAGCTTGTCCCTGAGATCAAAAGCAAATCCCTGACTGGCATGAGACGCAAAAAAAGAGCTGAGCACACCCGCCGCAAACGCTATAATCGCGCTTACTGCAAGTACACCGCCCCACAGCCAGACTACTGAATTATCCTTCTCCCTGATCCCATTATCGATAATTTTGGAGATCAGCAAAGGCTGCGACAGTTCCACCGAAAGCTCGATAAGCATCATTACCAGGGCAGCGATCGCCGCCACCCGGTATCTTTTGAGATAAGAAAAAATTAAGTTCATCGACGTTACCCCATTTGTTTATTCGTAGAGCGCATCCCGCAGGCGGGTGGACATTGCCGAACCCTGTCCCGTCTTAAGAATCACCCGCCGCAGCGCCTTGTTGCTCCGGTTCATTTCTGCTAATTCATCAAGCATTTCCGTCAATAAACTTTGCGTTTCCGGGGACAGTTCCCCGCTCTCCTGAAGTGCTGCCATTCTCTCTTTATAATGCTCCATTTTCTCCGTCAACTGCCAAACTTCCTTTCTGTCAAGGCTTCTCCTGTGGAAGTCCATAATTGCGTATATTATAACATATCACCAGGGAAGCACACTTTAAAGCGGTTGCTGAAATTTAAAAACACGATGGCAATGATTTCACTGGCAAGTTCAGCCACGAGTATGATACTCTAATAATATCGTAGGAGTTTTGTAACATCTTCATGTCTGTATCATCACATCCCGGTATAACGTAGTTATTTCGGCATTTCCAAGGAATTCGTCTAATTTTGATTTGTAACATCTTCACGTTTATATCATGGCGTATCCGTTTATTTTGTTACCCAAGATGTTACCCGAGTGACTTATTGTCCACAATGTGGATAACTACTGTATAAAGATATAGAAGAAGGCCCCCCAACAAAGGAGGGCCTTTCGTCATTACTTAGTGTTACCCGGGTTATTTTTTCCAAGTTCAAAGATACCGGTTGATGATAACCCCGCAAATGCTCCGGCCCATAACCGCGGCACCACTTCCAAATCAGTAAACGGGTAAGCTGCCCATCCTGCCAAAATACCAATGACTAGACCGATAATAGGGATAAAGTTTTTAGGAATGCTCACCATTGCTTTTACAGTTTGCAACACTGCAAAAACAGCAGCTGCGAGCACAGAAGCAAAGACCATCACTTGATTCAGCATATCATTCATTTGTCACACTCTCCTTTGGGTAAATTAGTACGCGCTTGGTGTTAACCGCGTCAGGCTCCAGGAACACGCCTTTAACCACTCCCAGAGATTGCAGGTCAATCGACTTGATGTAACTCTTAGTATTAATAAGCTTGGTCTCTACAGGCGCACCATTGATGTAGATGGCTTTCTTTTGGTACAGCCATGTTATACCAAGCTCCGTCAGCACATCACGCGCCGGGACCCAGCTCCGGCCGGGACTAAGTAGCCCATCAAATTGTTTTTCTCCTATATATACAGCTACAGGAGTCATTCCGTCTGGTAGCGTAATTGCTGGGGTAACTTCTATATATGTGCGTCCAAAGTACTGACACAGGCCCCGGGCAATCTCTTCGGCGCATTCAGACCGGTACGCATCAGATTTCAGCAACATCGCTTCGTCTGGATTGTCCATAAACGCGCCCTCGATTAGCACGGATGGCATCTGTGATTCCCGGGTAATGTGCAAGTTTGCTGTCTTCAGGCCCCGGTTGATCAGCGGCGTACCCTTTACCAGATACTCCTGTATGTCCTGTGCGAGCTTTTTGCCCTCTTTGTATTTGTCCCGGTAAAATATTTCAATCCCTTTAGCCTTAGGGTTCCATGTGCTTCCCATGGCGTTTGCGTGGACAGAGACCATTGCATCTGCCGGGCGACCGAATGTATTAAGGATTGTGTTATTAGCCAGTCCGGTGCGTGTCTTCAAGGGAACGTCAGTATCCCCGGCCGAAACATGCAGCACATCGAAAGCATTGCGTTGAAGATGAACAATCAATTTATCCACGACAGCACGGTTAAATTCGTTTTCCCGCATATATGTGCCGTCTTCAAACATCGGCGTGCGCTTGCCATTCGTTTCCATGCCGTGGCCGTCATCTACTGCTATCAGTATTTTTGTCATTGGGTACCGCCTTTCCTGGTCTGTAACCGGCTGTGATAATGTCGATGATGTAGTTAAGTTCCTCGGATCCGACTTCTCGGATAACGTCGAACGCCCATACTCTCTTACGGGGATGTACGGTTCTCCGCCAAGCTTTACGATCTGCTTTCCCACATATTTTCGCCACTCTTCACTTTCCTCCTTAAACAGTGGGAAGTGGTCGGATAAGAATTTACGAAACATCTTCATTCCCGACCGTTTTCCAACCAAGTAGAACAAAAAAAAGAGCAGCGCTTCCCAGCTTAGCTCCCTCGCGTTCTTTAATATGAAATAAAGCAACTCATACAGCGACTCTATGGCTCCCCACATCTATGCTCACCACCGGTGGATCAAGTATTTGCGCCATTTCTTCGCCATAGAGGTACGTGATCCAGTCCAGCGCCCACACGTTTAGGCCATCTTGAAATTCTGTTTCGTCGTAGTCAATTAGGTTATCCATCACTTTTGATCCTTCATTTTCAGGGTTAAGCGCTGAATCATTTCGTTTCTGCGCTTGATTAATGGCTCGATTTTCAATTGCTTTTGTTTTGAATTTAATGGGCCACGCTCAATTGCTTTAATTGTTTTGTTGATGTCGCTCACTGCCTCAGAAACATCATTTATGCTCTTCAGTTGTCCTTGCTTCGTGAAAGGCTTCTTGTTAAGCTTTGCAGATGCCTTTTCCTTGGTGAGCTCTTCTTTTTTCTGATAGAACTTATCCATTGCTTTTCCGCCTTGGTTGGGATCAACAAGGAACGAACGGGTAAATGGTGCCTGTTCAATTGACTTGGCTGGCTTTGCTGTCCTCTCAAATGCCCCTGTCTTGTCTAGGATAAAGTCCACTGCATCAGATGCATATTTACCAAGGCCTGCAGTCAATCCCTGCAGTGTATTGTCGATCACTCGCGGTGAACTGAAGTTCTTGAATGTACCTTTACCACCAGTAAGCTTCTCTACGCCACCCGCAATGATCCTAGCAGATGTCGTAGTGCGAACCGGGTCATACTGGTCAGAGAACTCTAATCCTTGCTCAGAACGTGGAATGATAGGACCTTCTTTAAAGAAAGAATAATTTGAGTATCCTTCATAAAGTGGGAGCAATCCAGAAATTTGTGTTGGCAATGAAGCATCTTTCAATGCTCGCCGTGCAAATCCATCAAACGCTGCAGAGTCCTTGTTAAACACAAAGTCCAGTGCCTTTTCTGGCAGATTAGCAAATACTGCTGCCAAATCAAATGGCTTTGGAATACGAGCCACAGTATCTGTACCCGGAACAGCCAGTAACCAGAAGGAGTCCTTCATCCAATCTGGAGCATTAGCAATAGTATCCTTTTGTGTCTTATTTGCAAACTCGCGGTTAGCGATAAAGATACCTATTGTTGGTGCTGTAACAGAAACAAATCCACGAGACACAACGCCTAAGGGATCATTTTTAATTGCTCTTATAAGTTTTGATTTACCTTGAACATTAGCATTAAAAAATGAAACAACACGGTTTAGAGGCCTCACACTAGCTCCACCACGGGCAAAATCCATCAAATCACGGGACCGGTACGCTGCCTCTTGCTTGCTGGAGCCAGAACGCAGTGCTGCTCGGTACTCCCCGACCTTGGTCGCTGATTCTGTGGTGTCTGAAATGGCTCTCAATAGTCCAATCAGTGACTTACCGTTAACCAAATTTACAAATTTTTTCGAATTCGGCTGCCTCAGAACCGTTTCTAAGGCTTTTTTGTGAAGATTTCTATCCATAGAAAGCGTATTTCCGTAAGCTCCCAGGTTATCAATCCACTCTTTGTACAATGGGCCTTTCGTGATGGTCTGGATCAACCCGGCGCCGAAGTCTGTAATAGGATTGAATCCACTTTCGGAGACAACGAATGCGTTATTGATATCACGGATTGGGTTGCGCAGTGCGAACTCAGGTGTAAGTGTGGCCCCGGCACGCAGCAGGCTGGCAGGCTTAGATAGGATGTTAATCAGCGTGTTGCTGGACTCTTGGTCCAGGTTCATCAGTGCCTTGTATACCTCAGGCTGCACCTCATACCGAACTTCCTTGCCATCTACCTTAACCTTGACTACGTTTTTTTCGCCTACTTGCTCGGCATTGGTGAGTTTGCGGAAGAATGTGCCGTTTCCATCCAGTTCAGCAAGCTTCGGTATCTGCCGGGCCACATTATTGCGTTCGGCAGCATTGACGCTTTGGAAGATGTTCTTCACCATATTTTCCAGCGGAGCAATGACCTTTCGCTCTGACCCTTGCAACGCCTTAATCGGGCTGGTTACGTTGGCGAGAGCACTCGATAACCCGCCGCCTAATCCTACCTTATCGTTATCCATTTCGCGGAACAAAGGGATGTAGTTCTTCCAGCGTTCGCCCAGCACATCATACAGTTCCTTGGATACTACGCCACTGTCCACCAGTTCCTTTAGCATATCGCGGTTAACTTTAACTATTTCTTGCTGAGCTGCTATCATTTCAGGTGATGCCAGTTCATCAATGATTGATTTAATCTCTTGATTTGTATAACCGGATTTATATCCGGCTGCGTTCACGTCCTTAGCATGCATAGCAAGCACGTAATCCTCTAGGTCTTCGGATGTTTTCCCTATGGCCTCTACTCTCCGAATGACAGGACCCAGTCTGTCTTGTATGATGAGGCTAGCACGTTCAGGAGCGCCTTTGAAGAGCCTAGCAGCCTTGTACAAGCTGTCTTCAGCACTGGCTAGTTTTCCCCCACGTACATTCTTTTCAACGGTTTCCAATGCTGCTAGGTCATCTGTGGTTTGTGTCCGCCATTGCTGCCATCTTTCCCCGAAAGGTTTCTTCTTAACTTTAACGTCTCTGCTGATTTTCGTTCTGAATGAAGCAGCATCACCTTCGGTCTTGGTGTTAAATTCAATTGCAGCTTTCCCTTCATCACTCACCAATCGTTCTTGTCGCCGCAATTCCTCCCGGCTCATGCGTAGGATCTTATCTGCATGTGGACGGACAGATTCGCCGAACTCCTTGACCAGTTCCTCTGTGAAGTTTGCCACTTTGATTGTGCTTTTACCGAGCTTGGAAGCCATGATTACCGCATAATCCGCCCACTCTGGCAACGGGCTTGAGTTCAGGTTGCCTTTACGTTTGGCAATGCGTTCTCTGGCCGCCTTCTCAGCATCATCAAGGTACGAGTAAACCTTATCCCGTACATTAGGATGATTGACTGCTTGAATTGCTTCCTCGACCTCCTGCAACTCTGTTTTAACAGGTAATTTCACAGGTTCAGGTGAAGACACTGGTTTAGGCTCCGGCGCTGGAGACGAGTAAAGCACTCTCTCATTCTCCAAGGACGACTTGAGCGCATAGTCTATATCCTCTTGCGTTAATTCAGACGCCGGTTTGTTGATGATCTCACGATCCCTGGCACTTATGTTTTCATCAATTGCTGGTTTTACTTTTTCTGGTGCTGATTTCACAGCCTCCGGCGCCCTAGCAATCATTTCCTGTACCGGTATATCTGTCTCTATATTTGGATTTCTATTGGTAATGGATGATGGTGTTTCTATTGCTGCGCCTTCTGGTATACCGGAATTTCTTGCTGCTCGTACCTCAGCAAACTTTTCAAAACCGGATTTAACCGCGCCTCCCACTGTACCCAGACCTAGACCAAACCCACCACCAATCAAGGCATTTATACCAATTTCCCGGTTACTATCCTGTTGGTTCATTAGCCCAGAGGCAACGTTTTGTACAGTTCCGGCCAATCCTTCTGTGAGTCCTCCACGCACGATATTATTCGCCGTAGATGGGCTAACTTTGGGTATGATCTTGGAGATCGCGTTAGTTGCCTTCATTCCGGCCCCTGTGTTTAAGAGTTTACCTGCGGCTTCATACGGCGCCACGTTTGGACCTGAACCTACAGGTGCACCTGTAGGAGTCAGGAACGGCGTTACAAAGTTGTTTACCGCATCTGCTACTTTATCCACTACTGTATTTCCACTTGAGTCTTTACGGGTAGCGCCTGAGTTACCACTAAAGGCATTACCTATAGCTACCCCAATCGGGTTACCCTCCATGAGATAGTTCATGGCTTGCGCGTACTGTTTTACCACAGGCGGTGCGGATGCGATTTCCTTTTTATTAATCTCGTACTGTGATATGCCCGGTATCTGCGAAGCATTTGCCGGACCGCCACCAGTTTGATTCAGCAGGCTTGCGGCTGGCAAACGTCCCTGCAGTTGAGTCTGCAGAGATGTCACCGGTATGTTAAGCGCCGAGGCTGCTGGAAGCTTGCCCTGAAATGCTGCTATCTGTTTGCTTTTTAACTGTTCTGCTTTGAAATCAATTGGTTGGGTTTTAACCGGCTGCGGCGTAGTGTCGAATCCCTGCACCTGAGGACCCTTGCCAACACTGGATAAGGTACTGCTGAGCAGTGCTTTAGATCGGGCATTGTTTTCAGCGGTTGTATCAACAATTTCCCGATTGCGTACAGCAGCAAATGAACTTTCTCGCTGTTCATCTTTTGGCGAGTAAGTACGATTTAGCACACGCTGCTTCGCCTCTTCGCCCCGTTTACGATTACGAACCGCGTCAAATGTTGACATTCCGACCACTCCTTAGTACCACTTATTTTTGTCCCAAAATTGAAGGGCTTTGTAAGGATCCCCATAACGATCTATTACATATTGAAGTCCTTTGCTGGCTTGCTGGTTTGGATCAGACCAGTCTACGCTGTTTCCACCATAATTTTTACGAGTGCCATTCAAGAACTGATATAGCCCAGCAGCCGTAGATTTAGGATTTTTTGCATTAGGATTAAAGCTGCTCTCCCGCGCCACCAATTCTTCAAGGGGTTTCTGCCATTCTGCTGGTTTACCTGCTGCTTTTAAGGATTGAGATATAGCCGATGATGCAATCGCATAATTTTTCGGATTAGATTTTGCGTCCGCCGAAGCTTTGTAGTAATTGTTGTAAGCCCCACTAACCGAAGCTGTGGGGCTACTCAGTTTCCCGAGTACGTTTTTAGAAGCGAATCAATTTCTTTCTTTGTCATGCCCAGCGATAAAAGAATCTGATTTGTTTCAGCATCACTTAATCCAGCATCAACCACAGATTCAAACATTTGCTTACGCTTCGTTGGATCCGCTGTTATCTTATCGCCCGTTTTCTTTTGCTCACCCGTTAATTCATTTGTGGTATACACGGGTTCAGTGTAAAGACTCTTCATGCTGCTGAGTATTTGATTTGCAGTAAGACCAGCCGTCGGGCTAGTTCCGGCCTGCTCAGCATCCATTTGTACCCACGCCCGGGCATTATCATCCTGCGACAGCGCAAGATTAGCCTGCTGATACGCCGTTTGATTCTGCTCCTGTAGGACATTAAGCGCATAACTCAACCCGTTTTGTTTAACATCTTCGTCGAATTTCGCTTGCCATTGCTTGTCAGAGATTGCGTCACGGGCTTTCTGATAGGAAATTGTTTCCTGTGTATTCTGCTGATTGGCTGTGAGTGGTGTATTTGGATCTGCTGCTTGTCTGTACAGACCTTGCCAGTCGGATTGCGGTGTAACTGCTCGGCCTGTTGTATTAGCTACTGTCGTGGCTGCATCAAGGTTAGCGTTCTTAACTGATTGGTCTTGCGCTTGGCCTGCTAGTGTGCGTATACCCGGGTTGTTTGCACTCGCCTGTGCTGCTGTCTTGTCCGCGCTGTAGAAGCTTGGATCAATGCCCAATGACTTAAGCTGTGCACGGATTGCATCAGCCTCTGTGCTCAACTGTGTACGTGTATCCTTGGTTATTCCCTTTGTCTCAGCCTGCGCTTTAAGCCCTATAAGGTTCTGAATTGCTTGTTTGGCTTCTGCTGGCATGTAATTACCGGTTACCTGTGACTCTGTAATTGGGTTTTGGAAATCTTGCTGGTTATAATCCTGGTACAGATTACGCTGGTTGCCTATGCTGTCCTGATACTGCTGGTATGCCTGCTGCGCGTAGATTGGCAGGATATTGTTTGCTACGTTCTCTGCGCTCTGGTTAGCCAGTTGATTAGCTACAGTTTCGGAATAAGAGGACTTACCTTGACCCGTTGCCCGGAGTTGCGCGTTTGTATTCTTTTGGTTCACTTGCAAATTCTGTTGGGCCGCCCGAAGTGCCGCCTGATAGGACGGGTCTGTTTCAGCGTTAAAGGTAAATGGTGTGTTCACCAGATTGCTCTGCGCTGACAAAGCTTGCTCTGTTCGCGGCTGTGAAGTTGTAGCAACCATCCTCTTAGCTGCTGCTGTAGCCGCTGGCGGAACTGCTGTAGCAACATTGCCACTCCTTACATTGTTGGCCGCTTTGATTGCCGCCTGTGGTAGTCCGTTGCTCTGTACTGTTGGATTAGGTACGCCAGCCATCATACCGGCTATTGCTCCCGGTGCTGATCCGGCGGTTGATGCGGTCTTATTGGTCTTGTACGTCTGTACCGCCTTACGTAGATTGTCCAAGTTGAATATGCTCTCTGCCATGATAACCCTCCTTTTCAATAGAAAAAGGACCCCGAATGGAGTCCTCTAGCCGATCAATTATTTATTTAAATGTAGCATACATGGGCAATAGTTTCGGGTTATTTTTGTATCATCTTGTTGTATAAAAACCGATATGCTAAGATACAATTAGAAAAGGAGCCGTGCTGTAACACGACTCCCCTCATGTACAATCCGCATTAAGAGCGGTAGGCGTTGCAAGGGTGATCAAGAATAGACCGATTCCTTACTGGGGGGCGGTCTATTTCTTTTTGTTAAAAGATAAAACGAGTATCATCAACGTTGCAAATTGGATCATTAACGTTAACGCATCTTTTATCTCCACAGGCATCACCTCCTTTACAGGAGACTAGCCGACCGCCCTTATGCCATTGTACTGGATTATTATAGCAGACTGTACTCTATTGGAGTATGGTCTTTTTATTGTGCTTGCAGTTCTGCGAGTTGGGTCTTGAGTTCTGCAATCTTTTCTTTATACGAAGTGAGCAGTTTTTCGCGTTTCGCCTTGCTTTCTGTTAGATAATCCAACTCATCTTTACTAAGTTTACCTGCTGCTATTGATTCATTAGCTCGTTTAATGCCTTCCTCAGTTGAAGTAATCAAAGTTGCATATTTATCTATTTCTTTTTGTAGTTCATCGGTAGAGTATTGTTTAGCTTTTGTTTTCATTTTCACCACGCCCTTTTCATAATCAACATTTAATCCTGATGCTTCGCTCACGGTTCTAACAGGAGCATAACTTGTACCGTTGATGATAACAGCAGAACCAATTTCCTTGCCATCCAGAGAAACAACAGCAGTTTCTTGAACCGTCTGTCCGATCAAAGATTTAATATCATCTGCAAACACAGAAGTTGAAATGGTGAAAATAGCCCCGACCAGGAATCCAACAATATATTTTTTCATGTCAATCTCCCTTTATAATTCCATTTTTCACCAATATACCACAATAATTATGGACCTTCTAGTGCCTCTACTCGACTGTATAACTCATTAAGTTCATCTTGTAGGGTCTTGCTTTCATCAGAATTATATATCACTGACCAATTTTGGAACTGTACAGTAGGAGAAGTTAATGTGATACCATAGGGGGCGTAAACCTCCCAGTCTGCAAAAATCGTACTAATTCTTGCTCTAAGTAATGTACCTGTAACAAATTCAATAGCTGGTGCATTTGCATAGTTCGAAACATAATTGATGTAATTGTTTTCATCATACGAAGTTCTAAACAATTTTTCGGTATTACTCATTTCTGTCTTAGGATATCCGGTTTCGTTGGTACTGATATATGTACCGTACACTTCCCCGGCTGTGATCTTTCCCAAATCCGCTGATATAGCCGACAATTCATCCACATGAATCTTTTCTGCTGTCACTGACCCGGCCTTAATGTTCTTTGCTGTGATGCCATCCGCCTTAACATTAGTAAAATTGATGTCACCGTTCAGGGTGAAATCCAAGTCCTTAAACATGATAGCAATCTGGTTAGACAGATAGTTAATATACTTTCGTAATTCCACTGGATCGTCTGTGAGAGGCGGTGCTTTCAACTGTGACATTTTCCATATACCCATGATAACCCTCCTAAAATAGTGGCAGTTGCCGGACTTCACGAACAAGCTCATGAATCTTGCAAGGACCTATCATTTCGATTTTGACGCGGACCGTATTTTCCAGCACTACACTACGCACCGGGATGATTACTCGCTGCACGCCGGTTCCTGATCCAGCTACCGTATGAACTAAGTTGAAGTCGTTTCCGTCCTTGGTCGTGGAAAGATAAACGTTAACCGTTGTACCAACCGGAATTTCAGCATACATCCATAATTTAATCCATCTCTGCCGTCTTGAAAGCGTGGAGTTGGAGAATGGCTTGGTTATGAAATAAGCCGTTATCGGAGTTCCTGCATCGTCTGACGAGGTGAACATTTTAAGGACTCGACCTGTGCTGTCCCCGATATACAACACATCATCCAGCATTAAAAAGAATGTTGGATTAATACCGTTCCACCTACTCCATGAGCTTACGCCTGTACGGGAGTCGTATACCATAATTTCATTGGTATGTGTGCGGAAATACAATAGATCCGGGTCCGAACCGGCTACGGTATTGGTATCCATGCCTGTGAGATACCCGCCAACAATTTGTGAGAACTCCTGATTTGGAAGGTTGCCACCAGCATAATCGTATATAGCCCTTTGATCAATGATGCGCATAATACCGCTTTGTGTTGTAGCAGATTTATTATTCAGTACACCGACATCGTCCGTAATTAGCTTTGTAACAAAGCTTGATGGCACACCACCGTATAACTCGTGCAAGCTGTTAGGCATTCCGATGGTAAGCTTGGTCAGGCTTCCAGACAGCATATTAACATTCTCGCCTCGGGTGCTTTCAATCGTCTTCCCGTATGATGATCCATCTAAATTAGCAAAATCATTCCACACCTCTGGTTGATCAACTGCACAGGCCCTAATCTCATTTCCAAAAGCTACCCAGAGACGATTTTCGTATGTTGTGATGTACTTTGCTCCTGCTGGTACACCCGACAAATCGACTATCGTAGATCCGTCATAGCGCTTAGCTACGATGCCATTCACGCCTATAAGATTGATGTCTGCCCAATCTGCGCCTTGGAACCCGGTAAATGCCCACTCAGCGATTGTATCAATACCCGTAAGCAGCGTGGTCCATGTACTTCCGTTCCAGCGTCTCCACGTTCCGTCATTCGCGATGATGTGCAACTCACTTTTCCATGCACCCACGCCCAGTATCCGACTGCCAAACGTGCCTAAAACAGAATACCCAGCCCTCACAGAGAGAGCCGGGTAATCGGATGTAGACATATTTGACATATCGGTGAGTTGTGTTTCGGATATGCTGAGTGGATCAAAGGTATTTAGTCCCTGCCACTGCCTGATACTGATCGGATCCTGAATGCCTGTCAGCGGCTGGTACTCCGTTCGTTTGCGTGGTACATAGTTAACCATTGGCGGTCACCCCTGCATATTGTGTAGCAGCCTGTTCCCATACGGCTCGGTATTGGCTCTCATAGGTTGCAGCCTTTCCGGTGTCGTCCATCGCGTTAGCAAGGTATGCAGCCAATCCCACGTAATAAGTAAAGTGGTATTCGTCTGGAGCGTCTGGAACTGCGCCCAGGTTGCCTGTCGTGAATGTTGTTGTCGCTATCCTAGCGTAACGTAAAACGCCCTGCAAACCGTTTGAGTACGGCGCAGGACGCAAGGTCAATGTATGGGTGCTGTCGTCAAAGGTATAGGTGTTCTGTAGTGGGTTCGTAGTGCCGGGAACGAGTTCCTTATACTTGATGATTCCCACCATCACAAGGTCAATGTTCTTCAGCCGGACCTCAGTTGATATGGAATATGCTGCCTGATCCTTTACCGGCGCGAGTGACAGCACCCTCGGGATCTTAACCACGTTGAAAAAGTCATTGTTTAGCGCGTTCAGTGCGACGATTTTGTCTGCAAGTGGGACTTCGTTCGGGACCAGTAGGTCAGCTTCTGATATGATATCACTGATTTGCATAGTGGCCTCCTTTCTAAAAACAAACTTCCCTAATTGTTAATGATTATATAAGTTTAAAAAAGGAGTAATGCCAGCATCAGAACTACAGGAGTGCTGAAACATACGATACTGGTCCGCAGTAATTGAATGCTTCTTGTATTTGCTTTCTTTTCCTTCTCTATTACATTGCTTGTGGAAATAGTGCCATTTAAAAGCCCGGCGTATAAACAAAATGCGTTGAAGTAGAATATCCATCCCTCTAGAACAGGTTCCATAAAGAACGTAACAACAAAGGCGCTGGATAAACAGAGGAACAACACTTTCAACTTGTAAGGAATTTCAATTCGATTTAGCTTAACGACATTCAACAAGACAAGTAAAGAAAATATCGCAAGCAACAGAAAAGGAATAATTCCAGTTTCAAAACCTACATCCAGCCATAAATTGTGAGCATATTGCAGAGGTAGAACAGTTTGTTTTCCTCCACTCGGGAACAAAAATAATCCTTTCCATGCCGCGTCCCAAGCTTTGATTCGTGGGTCATCTGCAAAAGACATTCCTGATGTTCTGGATAAAAAAAGCGACCCTTGAGCGTTTTTGTAATAGTACATAGCCGCAAACGCTCCAATAACCAAAACGAATATCGACTTTTTCGTAACCCTTTTTAATATAAGGAAATAAGAAGCTATAGACAGAGCAATGATCAATATCCCAGTTCTACTTCCCATTTTGGTCATAGAGTATACAGATAATCCGAAGATTATCAAGTATAACAGCTTTTTCCGTTTGGAATCCTTAATGAATAGCATGGGAATTAAGGATAACCCCAATGATATATAAGCGTTAATGCCAGTTGCCGAAATTTTGTAACCCCAAACACTTTCAACGCCGCGCCATTGCAGAAGATCAATGACATTTGATGTGTACACATTTGTAAATCCAAATCCGGTTATGGTCAAAATAGTTAACACAAGAACGTGCATTGTCACTTTTTTAGATTTGTGCGCTAAATATTTTCCGAGAAAATAAAAAACGCTCGGAAAAACAACGGTTATAAAAATGATGCCAGGAGTCCTTAATTGGTAAGCGTTAAGAAAGTAACCAAAGACACTACAAAACAGCAGAAGCATAAACTGTTGTATGTTTATTTTTGCTCCGGTTCTGAAGAACATGATAATGACGATTGGAAATAATGCAAATATCGCGTAGTGCCCAACATTCATAAAGTTTGTGAAATATAACAGTATTAATGACAGGTAAATGAACACACCTTCTCTTTTCTTCTTTCCCTCGTCTAATAACAAATCATTGACCCCCCTGAAGCTAATTCCCATATTTTACATCAGGAATTATTTTACTTCAATGACATTTTGGTCAGTTGTTCAATCTAAATATCGGATTACCTACATAAAAATTGGTCATTGTATTTCCACCATTAAAAGTAGGCAATCTATAGTAACACAATCACACCACAGTGCCGGTCGCGTCTTTCCAACTACTCCCCCACCACGTTATTGTCTTTTGAAGGGTAGTATCATCATATTTTTTTCCGATATATAGTCCTATGGTTGGTCTGTTTGCGGTTGTTCCGTAAGATGTGTTCTGCACTTTTGTTCTAATTTGAATAGAATCAGCTGTTGTAGTTAATCCAAATGTTAGTGGATCTAACGGTTCACATGTTACGGAAATCTGTGACCTTATCGCTCCAGTTTCTACGCCGCTATTTAAAACGTAAACAGTGATGGATTGAAGGGTAATGTCTGAATAGTATATCGTTGCAATTCCTTCCCACAACAAAAACTCGCTCTTTATATCTGTGGATGGGTTCGGATTTGCTACATCAATAAAATTTCCAATTGACTTATCTCCAAAGTATATGCGGAATGCGCTAAAGGTACTAGAAATGGCGGAGACATATATCTTGATGTTCTTAATGGTTTGAAAAGGTGGAAGTGAGAATGTGTTTCCTAGTGCTATCCCACCTTTTGAAAAGTTGAATGTTCTTTCTATCCGTCGCACTGTTCCTACTGATGCTTGATTGTTGGTTATGTCGAAGTCTATAGTACCGTTACCATTAGAGTGAGTACATTCCTCAAAACGTGCACTTTTGAAGATAAGAGCACTTACGAATACATCTTTTATGTTGTATTGAGTTGTCCCATCATAATATTTTATTTCATAACCCGTGCTTAAAAGATCACAGTATCTAAAAATAGCTCCCAGTGAAGAAAGACCCCCAGTAATAGCTGGAGCAATTGCAATTGGAAGAAGAAACAAAACATTGTTGAATACGACATTTTCAAAATTAAAGTTAGCAAGTCCATAAGCAGAAACTATTGTTTTAACTAATGATGCACCTGAAGCTAATCTAAGGTTCGCATTCCTCATATTCAATCTTCCAAAGTTCATATCTGCTAATTTCCACGTTGTCCCAGATGAACCGTATATTTCAATTCGATTATTATCAAAATTAAAATTGGATACGGCCGATTGCGTATAAAACCCACCTGATATTTCTGAGTCTGTTTTCAACAGTGTTTCAGAACTGCTCACTGAGAATGAACAATTTCTAACATTAAAATTATCTGACATTTTAGTGAAATGGAAATAAACTGACGTTGTGAAACCACCACCATATAATCCACATGAATCGAACGTCCAGTTTACTGATTCAGTATTTTCACCAAGGTATAATGTTTCAAAGTACCAGAATCTACAATTTAATACTAATGTTTGATCACCCATTCCATACCCTTTATTGTGAAATACTCTTTTTATTTTTGTTGTAAAATTTGGATTGGATGTTGAACGGCCATTCCATACTGAAATATTATGATAATTCCCCTTACTTGCATCTGCATAACCAAGAACAGTGGAATTGTTGAAATATTTAAAAATCGTACCTCCAATGGATATAGATTGGTTCTCGGAAACAGGTATAATTGTTATCCCACTTACCTGAGGCATCGTGATAGTACCATCAAAATAGAACAATTCATCTGATGCGGAAGTGAGTTCCCATATTATTGTTGCATTGTCTCCTATGAGCTTAAAATCGATAGCTGGAGAAGTTCCTGATTGTCCTTCAGCTAAAGGAGAACCAAAAACATGGTTCCCACGCACTCGGTAAATACCTGCCGGAATGTAAATTTGCATGGAATTAGTTGGTATAGTCTGGACGCTTGGCACCCGTGCTTTATTGTATCCATACAAGTTTGCTGCTCGGATTGCATCGTCATCATCCACTTCACCGTCACCTATCGCGCCAAAATTCTTAACGTTAATCACAATGTCCGCCAACTGTTCATCAACCTGAATGAACTTAGCGACTACCGCAGCCTCGGGATATTGCTGTAACACCTCCGGGCTTAGTTGGTCCGGTCCCACAGCACCGTCAGCTATCTTAGGCTGCGTTACCTGTTTATCCCCGATGTTATACGTCTGTGATACGTAGGACTCAACCTTATTCTGCGCCCCGCCCGGTGTCTCGTACCGTGGATCGTCCTCAGCTGCTATGGTAGGCGTTGTGCTTGATCTATACGGATATAAATTTGTCATATGCTCACCATCTTTCCTTTACTACGTATCGTTCATAACCACTCGTTGCTGATGTGTACTCTTTAAACAGTTCCTGATACCGGTTATAAAAGTTTCCGTTGTCAGGCATGATGTCCTTCAGCACGCCATATACCAGTAACATATCAAAGTCAGGATCAAAACCACTGCCATGATTCAAGTCATCCAGCGTCAACTCACCGATGATTGCGGTGTAAAATATCTTGATGCCGTAAAAAGTATCGTAGATGGGTGGAGGGTATATGCCGATCTGCCCGGCCACGAAGTAGTAATATGGTCCGCGAGCCTGTTCGTCGAACTGCCTAAGTGGAATCCGGCGCCAGTCACGTTCATCATCATCAAATGATTGATTTGTGTATATGGCGTTACGGATAGCGACCTCCGTAACATTACCAGGAGGGCATATAAGGTCCGTCAGTCCATTACCTGCTGTTAGGTCGAATGCTTGGTTAAGTACGTCAGATTGAGCCTGTGCGGGGCTGAGATTGCGTAACAACCGATCACGTACCTGAGTTATCTTCCTAAGGATTGATGTGATCGGCATAGTGTTCTCTGGGATTTTTTCAACAATTTCTTCCACGATTTCCTGTAATAACATGTCAACACCCCTTAGGCCGGAACACGAGGTTTGCGGCCAGTTCGCTTGCCCGTTTGCCCATCCCGGATTATGTTTTTCTTAACAGTCTCCACCTTCTTAGGAGTCTCTTCTTTTTCCAACAATTTCTCCAATAGTTCATTCGTTCTATGCTGCGCTCTGACCAATGCGTTCAAGGCATCTAGTTCCATGCGGTAATTTTCCATAGTTATAAAAGAAAAGAGGGAGCTAAAAGCCCCCTCAGTCCTTGTCCTCCATTCCGCCGTGATTCCTAATCCAGTTAACCATGATGTTCCAAAGTTCAGCGCCCTTTTTCTCAGATGCGCTCATTTCTTTTGTGACCCTTTGTAAGGTGATGTAAGGCACTTTGTCTATATTTGCATTCGTTGATTCAAATCCTACACGTTGCGGCTCCATATCATCACTTCCTAATCACATGAATTGTCCACGTGCCAGAAGCAAGGTCAATAGTTCCCGCCGTGGGATTGAAAAAGGAAATCTTAACCGCATTCGCTGCGGATACATATCCAAACGCCATGACGCCTTGCATGTCAGCAGGGGGGAAGAGTTCAACTCTATCCCCTAATGCTGCTCCAGTGGCTGTAATGGCTGCTGTAACTGCACCCGTGACAGTGGCTAAGCTTGCCGGGTCAACGGTAGCGGTGACTACAAAAAGATTCGTCAAGAATTGCTGTGATGCAGATCCCGCCTTTTTAATTCCGATAGAAGATACGTTCATGATAACCCTCCTTATACTGGGAAGTTCCCGTATCCCCATGCCCAGTCTACTGTACCAAACGAGCAGCGTTTAACGACTTTGTATTTAGCGATTTCAGTATCAAAATCGGTAATTGAACCGGTCTCAGCCAGTCTGCGGTTGAACCATTTCATGGCGTTTTTCATCCGTGTTGAGTCAGCCAGTACCCAAGCTTTAGGGTTCGTGAAGAACGGATTTACAATGACTTTAATACTGCCATCTGCATAAACGTTTGCGTTGTGGTCTGCATTTCCTGGTTCATACTTCACGGCTCCGTCAGGCAATCCAGCAATTTGCAGCGCTGTCCGGCGAAGTCCAGGAGCTACATACAAGGTGTCGCCCATTGCTGCCATCAGGTTACCTTTATCATCTTTCCATCCCTGCATAGCAACAAATGCGGCGTCAAAGTTATCAATGTTCAACTCAAGAACACCCTTGTTTGACTGTGTATCAACAGAGTTTGTAGGGCTGTACGGATGGTCCGTTGCAAACAAAGCCTTTCCATCAGGCAGTGCAGCGTTATACAGGCGGCCGCGGTAGTCTACAGCTGTCGTAGTCCGGTCCCCATTGTTAAACCATTGTGCACCTTGCATTTGCTGCGTCTTGTATACGGCATCAGCCAGAGAGCGAATCCGGTCACGGATGGCGGTAAGCTTCAAGTCATCCACGAAGTCGCGGTCAATCTCGCGGCCCAAGGAATACTTGGAGTGAGTAAAGTATTTCTGCCAGAGTTGATCCACATCTTCATATTTGACTTGGTTGTTAGAGAACTTCCAGTCCTCCATCAGCCCTTCGCCGCCGATCATTTCAACGCTTTCAGTGGCTTTGTCAGACTTTTGGACATCAAACATAGACGGTACATAGTCCTTTTTATTACTCATTTCTCTTGTATATAGTTCACGGAACACCGGTTCAAGTACGTTTTTATCCCATTGCAATGCTGTAACTGCCATTTAAATGCTCCCCTTTCTTAGGAAAATACCCGTTTTTTGACTTTGAGTGTAACCAGAGACTTTGCAGTATTGATATTGAGGATGGAGAACGGTCCGGCAGTTACGTCTGAAGCCAGTACAGATAGTCCGTCTGTTGAAACGTCTGCCACTTCAACCCCTGGTACGAATGCAGCGTCAGGTGTGCCAGTGTATGGAGCCTCGAACCAGTCGCCTTCACGTGCAATAACCACCTCAAGGAACTGATCTGTGCCAGCTGCAAGGGTTTGATTTGCGAAACCAGCCACATTTGCACCGTTTGTTGCTTTGGTCCAGCGACCACTTGCGAGTTTTACAGCCTCACCGAGTACGAAAGCTTCAGAGTTTGTTGCTAGAATAGAACTGATCCGGTGCGTAGGTGCGCCGTAATCGTTAAATGCGAATTTGAACGCCATGTTGATTACCTCACTTTTTCACGTATTTTTTTGCCTCTTTTTGATCAATGCCAAATAGGCTGAATGCATCAGCCAGTTCTTTCGGTACTTCAACTTCGTCTCTTGCTTCGCCGCCAGTCGTTACCACAGCAGCCCTTTTATTGAGCCGTTGCTGTTTCAGCACATTTTGCTCGGCCATCTTGCGTTCTTCCGCGCTGATCTTATCCCGGTTCGCCAATTCATAAGCATCTATCGGGTCGTATCCGCGGTTGATCTTTTCCTGAATGGCAGGAGTAAACCATTCTGCTGCTTGTCCTTCCTCTGACATCGCGCTTGCCAGATCAGGATACTTAGCAAACAGATCTTGCCAGCCCTTAAGCATTGACTCTTCTGACTGTTGTTTTTTCTGTGCCTCTTGTGAAGCCTTATCACGGTCCAAAACAGCTTTGGCTTCAGTGAAGAGTGGATGATTGTCAATTAACTCTTCAATCTGCTTGGGGTCGTATCCATCAGCAGCGTAGCCATCAATTAACTCCTGTTTCAGTGTGGCGAATTTGCTTTCTTTATCTTGAATGGCTTGCTGTTCCAAACGGTCAAGGTCTGCGACATACTCCGCATTATCCTTATATCCGTTTAATTTTGCTGCTCTATCCAGTGCGGCTTCGTATTCTTTGGCCCGACCTTCTACCTTTTCGTAGTTCAGTCCCTTACGCGCATATTCAGCCACCTTTCCATCTTCAATAAACACGTCCTCTTTATTGAATTTGACGGTAATTCCCTTACGTTCCGGTTCCTGATCTGTGGGAGGATCTTCTTCGGGCGCGGGTTCTGGATCTGCTTCAGGTGCTGTAGGTTCAATGCCAAACAACGCTAATGCTTCACTGACTTCAGTGTCGGCCTGTGGGAGGGCGGACGGTTCGACTCCTTCGCTTTGGGGGGCGTTGTTGTCAAGGTTTTCCATGGGTAACACTCCTTTATCGAATGGCTCCTATGGGTGGGAGCGAGGTAAAAAGCAATAGAAAAGGCCGGGGGATTCTCACCCACGGCCCACTATGCTGATTGTTTTGTTAATGCTGCGGCTGCTTTCGCGGCCTCTATATCAATCTTTTGTTGTTGAATGCTTTGCTCGAACTGTTTATCCTGCTGTTGTGTCTGTGCTTGCTGATCATTGACCTGTTGAAGTTGCTGCTGTAACCCTTGATTCTCTTGCTGTAACTGCTGCGCCTGCATCATGGCCTCTTGTTGCTGTTGTTGCACCTGTGCAGCCTCTTGGATGCGCTGCTGTATGACGTTCATAGGCTCCATACGCCCATATTGGACGGTGTACCGGACCGCCTCAGCGTCGATCATAGGTAATTGTGTGATCGGATCAAGCATCTTCAGCATGTTGAAGGCCATCTGCACCCAGTATTCACGGTCAACCGGCTTATCTGCTGCGATATTTACCTTGATATCAAACATCGGCACATACTCTTCTTGAAGGTCTAGCTTTTCTACTTCCCCGTTATCTAGTTGATTCTGAAGCTGTGTGTCTACGCTGTTAACCAACCTGTCCCGGCTCATGCCCACCTTACGGCCTGTTACACGTGCCACACGTTCAGTAGTGTAGAATTGCGCAATCAGCTCAACATACTGGCCGAAAGTCTCTTCTAGCGCTTCCTGTATCGCATCAGTAACTGAGTTTAACCGTGTGCTAGCTGCCGATATTAGAGCCTTCGCTTGTTCTCCACTGGTTACGTTGCTGCTGGCCTGACCATTGGCAGAATCGAACTGCCCCGGGATCTTCTGAAGCATGTTCAGGTAGTACTCAATCATGTTGAATACAGTAGAAGGTACGTCTACACCTTGAATTTCCTTGATCTTCTCAAGTCCACCTTGCGCAACGGGCAACATAGCTCCCGGCATGGATCGCTGTTCCTTCCAGGTTCGCACCTGTTTGGAGTTGATTGCACCTTCCTCATACATGGCCCCAGCATTACCTTGCTTTGCCATCGTCTCAACAGCCAATTCAGCGAATTTATTCAGCATGATTTGCGGCTTAATCATGTCCCTCATAAATCCCTTGCCCCACACGCTGCCTTCAATAGGGAACAATGTCCGGGCGCTGAACGGGTATTTACCATGATCGTATACATATGCCTTATGCTCCAGGAACACGCCACCGGCGCTAACATAGATGCAGTGTATGCCCTCCATGGTTCCGTCAGCCTTGGCTAATGCTTCTGATGGGTCTTTGCCACTCTCTACAAGGTTGGTAGCCTGTTCCTCAAATAGCTGCTTATCCTCTGGCGTAATCACCTTAGGTAGCCCTCTGTACCAATATTCCAGCAGACCAGCCATTTGACTTTGTGTACTTGCGTCTCCAGAAGTGTCAGTGAAGTTAAATGACTCTTGTGTGCCTTCGTTCTGAAATATGCGTACATCTGAATCACTTTCAGCCTGAACCTTCTTCCCTTGCTTCGGCCATCTTTCTCTGAAGTAACTCAGTGGCTGCGGCGTCTTGACGATATTTGCTCCGGCCTTTTGAAGGTTAATGAAGTCGATGATGCGCGGGTCCGGGAAGAAACTACCCAATTCCACTGGTATGATATCGTTCTGTCCATCCCAGCGGTTAAGGCCCCTCCCACCCTCGACTGTAGGGTCATAGATGGTCTTGAGGATCAACGGTCCGTGAATAACACATGTCCGAATGGCCCGTGTATACTTCGACCTGAAACCAATCTGCCGCAACTCATATGGCATGAAGTCGTTGAGGTCCTGCGCCTTTTCCTCGTCACCTTCCTCCTGCGCCTCAAAGTCAGGGAATGGGTCCCAGCCGGTGATTTTACCGACAATAGATTCAATTTGCGCCCAACATATGTTATCCACGTTGGACGGTCTAAGGTTGGTAATATGCTCGGGCCTCAGTCCGTACCAGTGATCACCGCGGTACATTCGCTGTTCCTGCTGCCATGTCGGTTCAATGTTCTGTCGATTTTCCTTATATGTGCTGAAGTCCGTCTGAACCACATTTACAAGCTTCTGCTGCTGTGGGGTGTTGATCGGTTCAATCTCTGGTTTCTCTGTTCCTTCGTTGCCGAATATGCTTTTTATCTTGTCCATTACTGCCACGCTATCACCTCCCTATTGCTTCAATTCATCGTTGTATTGAATGTCATCAGCCCAACTCATAGGCTTGTGCTTAGGTGGATCCGGCTCAGGTGGTCTATCCATCTGCTTATACTCCCGGTAATCCTTCGCCATGAGTTTGTTTGTCATATCGTGTATCGTCGCTTGCTGCTTGCTTATGATCACAGACGACAAATAAGCGATTGCGCTGATGGCAATCACTCCGAATATGGCTATGATGTTGGTGTCTGTCACTGTATCACCCCTTATAAGATTCCACTGTACTGCTGTGGTTCGTCATCATCATCGTCGTCAAACCGTCCTTGTCTCCGGTCATCTGGCATTGCTGTCCACGGTTCGTCATTGTATACGATAGTGTGCACCAGTTCTCCAGCAATGGATATGGTGTCCACTTGGTCATCGTTCTTACCACGTGGGAAGCTCAATAGTTCATCCTCGAAATCCGTTAGCCACGGCGCTCCCTCACGGTGATAAACCTTGCCAGCCTCATATCGTGCTGCGATTGGTAAGCTGCGAGTAACCTTATCCTTATCTACCTTAATCGGTAGCACCGTCATGCCCTCGCGGGTCATTTCCTGAATCAAGTTGGTGCCGAAGGTTTTATCTTCAATGGCCTGAAATGATGGACGGTAACGGTAATTCTGCTCTTTCATGAGTGGCTTCTGATCAGGTCCTATAATATGAGTCCGGTATACATCGTATATGAGTATGTCATTGTCCGGCGTAACATAAAATGTAGTTACGACAAAGTAGTCATTGATCGTCTTCTCGCTATTCGCTGTATCAACCGTTTGAAATATCTTGCACCTTGATTTCTCATATCTCTTCTCACCTACCAGTAAATATTGCATTGATACGAACTTAGTTTCCTCTTGAAAGTATTTGAAGTTCTTGCGCTGAAATATCGTACCGCCTGCAGCTGATGGCCTTTGCTGATATAAGGCATTGAATACATACGAGCCAACATCGGACTTGATCTGGTCCATGCGGCGAACATCAAAGCCATATTCAGGCCATAACGCTTCACCCTCGGTACGACCTAAAAAGTCATTAGCCTCCGCAATAGCCGGGAAGTTAATGACTGTCCAACGCTCGCCCACGTGTATTCCTTCTCTAATCTCGTCGGCTTCTTTCTTTAGCAACCTACCTACCAAGTCGTCTTCATGCCACCGTGTCATAACAACGACTATGCGACCATCTGGAGTTAAGCGAGTGTACAGCGTTGAAGTGTACCAATCCCACACCTTTTCCCGCATAACCTCTGAGTTAGCTTCCTCCGCGTTCTTCACAGGGTCATCAATGATTGCTATCCTTGCGCCCTTACCTGTTATTGATCCGCCCACACCAGCAGCTGTAACGCCTCCACGGTAGCCCTCAATGCCCCATGATTCAGACGATTTATTATTCGGGTCAACAACAGCGTCAAACACGCCGGGATTACTGGTTAAAGTGTCACGTGATATCCTTGAGAATCCTCTACTCAGGTCGATTGAGTATGATGCAACAATGATTTCATCGCCGGGATTGCGTCCGACGTGCCATGCTGGGAACTTCTTAGACACTCGTTCCGACTTACCATGCCGCGGGGGCATAGTCACTATCACACGCTTGAGTTCTCCGGTGGACACCTTCATCAGCGTTTCATCAAGCACATCCAAATGTTTTCCCGGCCGATCCCGGTACTCACTGTCATAGTCCATAAAATAAGAAAAGTCAGCATAGGCACGTGCCTGTCTGACTTCATCCAGTGTCGGCAACCTTGCCAAGGATGTTTTCAAGGTTCCTCAACTCCTCTGGTGAAAGCTTCTTCAGATCCTGTTTAACGGTCATTGATCCGTTTATGTTAGTGCTGGCTGTTGGATCACCCTTCATCAGCGCCCGTTTATCATATAGGGTACCGAAGTATGTGGATATCTGGCCTAATGGAATCGACATTACCGATGAGACTTCTCTCACCATATCCATGATATCTTTGGGATTTGCATTAGCATCCGTGAGAGCATCTGTGAGTTTTTCGATAATTCCATCAAAGTTCTCAGCTGCCGCCTGAGCAAGTTTTATCTTTTGTCTCCCCAATGCCAGAGCCTGCTTCATATCATCGTAGATAACATCGATCAATTCTTCTCTTTTCTCTTCTCGCAAACTCTCAAGCTCATCCGGTTCTTCCTTACTGATCTTGTCCACAGTTGCCCATGATACACCAACCTCTTTAGCAATTAGGTTCTTTGACTTGCCCATAGTAAGCAGGGCCTTGATGCGTTCTCGCTTTTCATCATCCAGAGCTACACCTGCTCCCATTGTGTTCACCTCCCCCTAATCCAAAATGTAACCACCTAACACAATGTAGCGACAGCATGTTGTCACCTATCTAACTACCTCTATGAAGATATATATCATAGCCATTAATATCCAATATACGTACCGTTCTGAATACCTCAACCTTATCCGGCCTCGCTTTGCTTAGTATTTCGGTCGTCTCGATGGCGGCTTTGCCGCAAATACAAAAAAGGCAACGACGACATGTCGTTACCTCTTGTGATGTGGGCAAGGATTTACACCTTGCATGGAACTATACCGTTGTTAGTTGGCACCATGTTTCAGGGAAATACAGTTTCGTATTTTCAACGGTTTTTTCAGCCTTCCTACCTTACTTCTTTTTACCCAACTTGTTCTAGGTAGGCATATCGTAAGACTGTTCCTTAACTGTAAGTAGCGTCTACATATTCCGCCACCACATCATATATGCAAACCATTCCCAACATCGAAGGGGCGCTGTTCTCTAGCGCGTTGGGGATGGGTGTTGCTAAAAGGTAGCGCCAACCCGTAGCAGTCAGCGCATGAGTTTAGGTGTTACCCTAAGGAGTGAGTGGAATTGATGGGAATCGGCGATAGGGGCAGTCCGCGCGTCACTGATCGCCAATTCCTCATACTAGCATTATATCACGATGCCTTTGCACTTGTTGTCACTACTTTGTCATGTTGAGCCATTCTATTGCGAATATATCCGTACGAATGTCCAGTATGTGCGGCGATTTCCTTCAAACTGTACCCCTGTGCACGTTTGGACAATATTACATTATCCAACCCCGTGAACTGATCCATGTATGATTCATATTGACGCTTGATACCTTCCAATCGCTGTACCTCGTCAACACACTCATTTAGCTTATCAGCAGCTATGTTATATAGTTCCAGTCCCTTTACCAGATCTATATGGCAGTAGATGCTTGATGGCAACTTACCTTCAACCATAGCTTTCTGAGCGGCTTCCCATTGCTTACGAAGTTCAAATTCCCTGAGCTTCATCATCTGCAGTTCAGCGCACGTATCGGCGTATGACTCCTTCCAGTTCATGGTTATCCCCCCTATAGATAAAATGAATTATTCCAACACCAGCACATACCCCTCATCACGTAGTTTATGTGCTCCCTCACAATCTATTTGCTGTACTGTTCCGATCTTCGGATTTGATAACCCGGGCAACTCCTTAATCCATTCACACCGAACATATGTTAATGATTCAAAGTGTTCTATAAGATTCTTCAGTGGATCACTCATGTTTTACCACTCCAATCACTTCCAGGCTACCCGCATGATATGGCATCGTCGTCCGTGTACCGTCTATCCATACATATACCCATTCGTTGATACGTATGATCCTGCCGGTTATGCCTGACTTGTGCCGGACCCTGTCGCCTACTTTTTTTCAGCCACAACTCTCTTAACTTCATCCCAAAGTTTGTCACAAATATCATTATCGTACCAATGAGTCCCATCCAAAAATATTTGCATTCCAGAGTCTTGTAATATCTCAATCATTTGTCCGATGGTTAGCAAAGGCACATTTTTAAGGTGAGGTTTACTGATGTTTTCAGCATTTGTGACAAAATACTCTTTTGGATCATTGTTTAGTAAATCTACAATGTAATCTCCGACTTCAGGCGACCATTTAATTGCTAATATTTTCTGTTGTTCTTCTGTTATTTCAGAAAGTTGATCCCTCGTGATCCTCTTCTTCATCAAAATTACTCCTTAGGAGAAAAGGCGACCGGAGCCGCCTCACTCATTCATCTTCTTAAGCAACCGATCGTACATACTCGATTTGGGCAACTCTGGCTTTGAGCTCTTCGAACTCTTCCCGTGTAACTGTCGATCCAGCCATTGTTGATGTCTCAGCAACCAATCCAGTGGCTGCGCCTTCGGTAGTATCTTCTTCGGTGTCGCGAAAGGCCGGGGCCGTATAGGTTACCTCTTCAGTGGTTGCGTCGCTGTTTTGGTCGGGAATATCGTATGAATGATCCTCATCACTAACGTCCGATTGTTGCGCTGCAAGGTATTCGGTGCGAAACGGAATTGCCTTCTCGGCTGTTACCTCCGTATATTTTATGTCTTTGTACAGCGTGTAATCTTTAATTTCCTCTTCAGTATCCGCAAGTATGGCCTTGAACTGTTCATTCCATTTACCCTCATAAACTACACTGTGTATTACTCTCTTTTCTTTCTTCACCGTTTCTGCGCCATCAAGGTTTGTTCTCGCTGGTGCCTTTGGTGCCGTAGCTGCTGCAATCTTATCGTTTAATTCATCAATCGTTTTCTTTGCTTCCTGTAGTTCATTAGAGGCGTTGTCGCGCTTTGTAGCGTGGTCTTCTGCTTGCAATTTAGATTCATACAGCGCTGCCTTTAAGGTTGCGATTTCCGTATCTTTCGCCTCGATAATTTCGCTCAGTCTTTGCGATTCCGCTTCTGAAGCTTCGCTGAGCTTGTTATACCCTTCCTCAATGTCTTTCTTTTCTTGGATCAATTGTCTGAATGCTGATATAACTACCGATCTTACAGCCACATGATCCGCGATAGTGGTAAAGTATGCGCCAAGAGGCACCCCAAACAGTTCAATCTCTTCTTCGCCGCGTGCGATTACTGGGTCAACTTCCGGCTTGTCCAACTCTGCGGTCAGTTCCGCAATCTTTTCCTCAAGGTTCGCCACCTTTGCATTGTCCCGGAGTCCCCCGTGCTGATTTTCCGTGTTAAGCTCATATTGCAACTGGTTGATCTGTGTTTCAATTTCCGATATTTGCACAAATACTCCCCATTTCGTTCATATTCTTGATTATTACCTATATTATACACTATTTCCCGGCTTTATTGTACATTTTTCTCCGTATTTCTAACGTTTACTCATGATTTAATCATGCCGTTTTGAGATTAATCAAGTCCTTTTGCAGCATCTTGCAACCCTCTGTGTATATGACCACAGGAGGGTCATACAGCGCCCTTAAGCTCCGCTGGTGTGTTTGCTTGTCCAGCGTAATGATCGTGCCTCTATGGACCCCTGAATCGTCAATGAGCTTATATCCAGTGCCAAGGTTGATCCATGCTGCCTTCATGCGCTGACCTCCCAAATTGATATTTCAATTCTTGGCTTTGCACTGTACCTCTTTTTTACTGTGGCCTCGACTACTTGACTATCATCCACCCACATGATGTTTGTGAGCGCGTCTGTGATCCCCTTCAGGTAATTGTCTGCATCAGGCTTGGTGAGTGGTAGGATCTCTCCTTTCTCGGCTGCAGCGGCCTTTTTAAGCGATTTGCGAATGACTGATGTTAGTGGACGGTAAGCAATCACTTCAAGCCCTAGCGCCCCTTGTAGAGGATGTGGCGGTGCGTATTCCCGGGAGGCTAGTCTCACATAATCTTTGTAGTGTTTGGACTTGGCTGGATCGTACATTTTTACAAAGCCTGTGGCTGTAGTTGCCCGGGGTCTGCCTTGAGCGACAGGAGCCCCGTATACCGTGAATTTGATCATGCGCCCTTCTTACCTTTCTTGCCGCTGAGGTAGTGACTCTTGTTCTGCTTGAGTGGCATCTTTGGTGGTCCGTACTTGGCTATCATGTCGGTGTACTCTTGGGGTGTCATTTGCCGGGTGATACATTCACTATGGCATGTGGCGCGGTTCGGTGGTGGAAAGCTGGATACTACTGGCATAGGGGTGATACGGCGATGTCTTTTTACGCCACTACTCATTTTTGATTACCTCCCATTCCGTATCTTCTCTCATATTCACTTCGTGTCATCACTAGCTTAATGGTTGTGCTTTCAGGTAGATTGTGAGGATCTATATCGCTGTCTGGCTGTACTGGTGTGGGGTCAGCCGCTTTTGCCCTCAGTTCCTTTACTTCAGAAACCAGTTCTGTAAGCCAAGTGTACGAATTATCACGAATCATTTTCAGATATCTACCTGACTCCATACGATTTACCGACCAAGTTTTTGTGAGCGTCTTTTCAATAATTTCAATTTCTTGATCCGACAGTTTAGGCATTGTCTGTTTCCTCCCCTGGTAGGTTGATGTGGGCATAGTGGGTGATTCTATCGGCTATATATCCATTTGGCGTGTACCACATGAACCTTCCAGCATCTACTTCATCAAGTTCCGCACTTGCTAATTTACCGTTTCCATACACCAAGTAAACCTTGTTGCGTTCTGGTTCGTTCTCAGGGTACTTTATCCAATTGATCATGTGGGTTGTTCCTTTCTTTATGGGGAGCCAGATTATGTAAACCTTATCCGGCCCCCGCTGCGCTGGGATTATTCGGTCTGATTCGATGGTCTTCGGCCAAGGAGTTAATTCCGCATCAATAGCGCCATGTCGTACCCGGATTCGATGAATTGGATACTCAGCTTCCGGTTTACATCGTTCCCCAGCCGGTCATAGATTTCGTACATTTCATCTTTAGTGAATTTAGTACCCATCACCTCATTGAAACTTCTCAGAACCCGCGGTGCCCAGTATTTGTTTAAACCCTTAGCTATCGGACGGGAAACCCAAGCAAACATCTTACATTTGAAATCAAGCTCTGTACTTAATCCATCCAGCCTGAAGTACACATTATTTCTTGGTTCAAGGATGATTTCGTTATTGCGGTTTATGAAGGCCTTTGGAAATGCGTGGAGCGCTTGATTGATAATGTTGCTCAATGACGCCTGATCCGATAATTGATAGCTTGCTGTGCTCATATCCTCTTCTCCCCCTTATACCTCTATTAGTTCTGGATTCTCGTAGATGTTGCCGATGACTTCAGCCTTATATCCCCGCACATCATATCCAGTCCAACCGCCATTCCCGGCATTTATGCGATATGTTTCTGGAGGAACTGCCTTGTATCTTCCTTGATTGCTGTCGTAGCAGATAATGAACTTTCTTGGTGTGTCGTCGATATATTCATCATCTGAGTGGTCATTCGGGTTGACGTTAGAGAAATAGTCCTCTAAAACAATATCCCCTTCGTAGATCTCCCGGCCGTTCTTGTCCTTTAATCCGGTGTATTGCATGAGCTCCACATCTTTCCCATGAATATAGTGACCGGATGATGACCAATTGGCGTTCTCACCATCGAATGGCTTCCTCCATACATGAACGTTTTCTTTTTTGCTGTCTTCCAGTTCTCCGCCTAACTCATAATCAATTTGTGAAGGAACAAACATTCTTTTGAAACTCTTATCCCACGCCCGGAACTTAATCTCTCTGCCCATCGTGTATCCTCTCCCTTTGGGGTCTGCCCCCTAAAATTCAACTCTTCCAAACGCTATATCAATATTCAACTTGCTTCTCCGTTTATCATGGTCCTTCTGGATCATGGCGTGTAGCTTATTGCAGGACGGGCAAAACTCAAACCCTGCTACATTCGTGGCACACTCTTTACAAATGCCGTTGTCGCAGGTTTCGTGGTGTCCGCCTATCATATGCCCCCTTTGATCTTTTGCTGAGGTCCATAGGTAGCCAACTACAAAATCACATAGTTGAGTGGCTTCATTCCTGCGGCAAAAGGTGCAAGGGTATTTTGGCATTTTTGCGACATTGCCCATGTCTCTGCCCCCTTATAAGTTAAGTACCGCTAGTAATGCAGCCTTACCGATGGCTTCAGGTGCTGAACCACCATACACCTTGTAATGCTTTTGGGATTCAGGATCATCAGGTGAAAAAATGCAAACCCATTGTTCATTTTCTTCACGTTTGTCTGACCAAAAAAGATCGAATGTGTATTTTTTCATGCCTTTCAATATGTTCCATGCTGCGGATATATCTTTTGACCAACCACGATTTACAAAGTAGGTGAACGGTATGACTCCCTTTGGCGGCAAGTACCTGAATGCTTCTTCTTCACTGGTGATGGTCGGTGGAACAAGTACATCATTTGAATCACAAGGTCCGTCATAGTCAAAGTTTGGACCTTTCATTCTCCACCAACCAAATACATGTTCAGCAATTAGTGCGTCCAGTTCCGGTCCCGGAGTGCGGCTTAGTATCTCTTCCCTTGTGAGTGTCATGGCCGATACACCTTCCATTCTCCACTATCCAATTTCTGTTGAGCTTGATCTTGAGTAACTGTTATGTTAGATCCATCAGCGTAAACAACCAGTATTTTTCCCCAACCTTCACTGTCTACATTGTCATTCCACGAAATCAGCATGCTGCCGAATATCCGACTGGAAACAAATTCGCATCCCTCGATATCCGAAATTTGGAATTCTGGTACTTCTGTCATTGGTTATCTCCTTCCTCAGCCTGCTTCAGAATCTCGCGCTTTAAATCTATCAATTGCTGCCGGACAAGCTTTTTAACATCAACCGAACGCCAGCAGTATTTATTCTCATACACGTTGTCACAAAGAGGTATTTTGATTTCGATGTTAGCCTGCTCATAAGTCCGGTAATTCGCTGTTTGCTTGTTGCAGACGACGCACGGCTTTGATTCGGAGGAACTGCAGAATCCTTGTTTCACGGTTATTCGCCCTCCTTGGGTGCTGGGGCTGCTGGAATCACGATTGGTGTCCAGTGAGTATGATATCCCGGCCAGTCTTCATCCAGTGGGCTACCGCAATACGGTGACTCCTGAATCGGGAACGTCCACCAGAGTGCATCCCCGTAATCCTCATGCCATTCATCTATTGATTTCGCTTCTGTCAGAGGTTTAAATAATTCATCTACAACCCAAGATGGTCCAGATATTTCTCTTTTCATTGTCTTCTTTAACTCTTCGATTAGATCATTCATGATTTTCTCCTTCCTCACTGGTGGGTGCTGGGGTATCTGGGTATAGGGTGGATATCAGAGTGTCAAATCCAAATGACTTAGCAGCAACGTCAGGCACGTACAGCAGTAGGCCATTGTATGCCTCTTTCAGTCGTTGTTCCCGGAACTCCGCTGCATCTGCACGTGCTTTTTGACAGTCAAATTCGCATTTCCAGAAGTCCCGATCTTCCTCCATTGCTACCAGGTTCCAGTCCCTCGGTGTTTGTGTCATTGGGCTTCCTCCCCGACTTTCTCAAATTCAGCCTTCAACTTTTCGTACTCCTGTCTGCGGCGTTCTTCTTGCCCTTTGGCCCATTGCTGCCGGACAACTTCCCGCTGGCGCTCATATTCTTGGATGTCCTCCATTGTCACAACGCCAGCTTTCAACAGTTCACTTCTCAACCAAATGGTTCCAAGAATATAATTGCTTGCTTGATGCTCACTTTTGACGTGGATCTCTCCAGATTCATCTCGGCTCTCAATTATTATGATTCCGCCGTCCGTTGTGGCTATGGTGATGGCTTCGGCAAATTGCGACATGTGAGTGTAGGCAATTGTCTTACCAAGCAGGTCTGCCTGTTTTGTTATAAAGTACATGTTTGTTCCTCCCTTAGTGGGAGAGGAGGGTTACTCCTACTCCCTTAATGATCTGGTGCGGCCCCCGCCTGTCGGCTGAGCTTATGCTGTCGAGCGATGGCCTGACGGCCTAGTGCATCATCTCTTCGGCACTGTGCATCAGTATTGATTAGATTCTTTCAAGCTCACTGTGATAATAAAAACTAGAGCGTTCTTTTAACGTGTATGTGTACCGTGTAATGCCTCTGCCCATTCTAGTAAGCGACCACTCGTTTATCGTGACGGTTTCACCAGTTTTCTTTAACCTGACCTTTTCACCGTCTTCAAAATGTTCCGACATGTGTCTCTGCCTCCTTTTCGTACGGGTATTAACTAATTCCTTTGTACTTATCAATCATCGCGCCCAAGACAGAACGGGCTTCGTTGTACATTAAAATAATCTGCGGCTTATTCTCTGCTTCAAAAACATACTGGTAAGGCTTGCCGCTTGTTGTATCCGTATTGGTGAAAGTGCCTTGAAAAATATACTCGCTGCCATCAATGTTAAAACATCCGCCAATATGCCTTTCAAACCAAGCCCCCAAATAATTCACCTTCCTTCGCTATATGCGTCTACTGCTTACTACTAAGCGTGATATATGCCGCCTCTGCCCTCTCTCGGTGGGTGGCGGTAAAGAAATTAGCAACTCCGGTGTACGAGAATAAGTCGTTATCGCTAAAGCTTAATGGGTCGCCATCCTCGTCCCATTTAAGACGCTTAGCTAAATTAATCGCATACATCCGGGCATTCGCTTTTATCGCTGCTGTCTGTACCTCTAGAGAGGCAGCAGGGTCCTCACAATACTTTGCGATCATGTCATAGTTGACCATTATCGCTGTTGGCTCTGTCCGGCCCATTAATTTCGACAATGCTATGTTAAGGCGTTCGTTGCTCCATTCCTGTACCTGTGTCATGGCTGTGCCTCCCCTTCCTCCGGCTGCCACTCTATTTGAACAAAGAGGCCGTCAACATAGGTTTTGACCTGGAAAGCATTCAGCGCACCCAGGATCGCATAACGTTGAGCCTGATCCTTTATCAACACCCGTTTGCCCGCCTTAAGCTTCTTCAGAATCGTCAGTAATTGGTTCATGCCTTGTCGCTCCCTTTCTCCAGGGCTTCCAGAACGCTCTTGTCAGAATGTTCTTCACAAAACCAAACTTTTCCACCGGATTTGTCAAAGGTTGAGAACATGAACTCTTCCCATATGGTCCGGCCACAGACTATGCATTTCTGTTCATACATCTGTCATTTCTCCTTCCTGTCTCTCCCTGATTAATTCGCCCCGAGCAATTGCCTGTATGCTCACATATACACTGCCTACTATCTTCATATCCGCAATCAGTGTCAGCGCCTCCCGTTGCCGGGCTATGGTCTGTTGTGCCTCTGCTAACTCCTTTTTTGTTGAAAGCAGTTCAGCCTCCATCAGAGCCATTGTCATGCCCAAATCATCCCGTTCTTGCATCCGCAAATACTTCCGGTCTTTCTGGCGTTCTGCTTCCTTCTGTGCCTCTTCTAGAGCAGCCAGCAACTTTGAGTTCAGTATTTCTGCTTCTCTCAATGCCATCTTCATTCCAGATTCTTTAACCTGTTCTTCTGGTGTCATTCAATTATCTCCTTCGTTGTTAGATGATGTATTAAGGGCTTTACGGGCGACATCCCATGGTCCTTCAAGCGATGTATATTCAAATGGATTTACCGCATAAGTCCCGTCAATATCTGTTGTTAACCAAACTTCTTCGTTAGCGTAGAACGCTAGGGCTTTGTCCTTTTCTTCTAGGAGAGAAAGTAGGTAGCCGTACCAGTCCATTGGGATTGTTGTGTATGTTCCGGGAGTGGCTTTGCACTTTTCATAGTCATTCTTAATCTGTGTTAGTTTATTCATGGGAACCCCCTATACGGCCCCCGGCTTGCGCCTGAGTAGATTCAGTCGATTGATGCCCTTCGGCCTGTGAGTCTCCTTTTATGCGTTTAATGGTGGTACGGGCTAAATATCCTCTGTCGTTGTCTATTTGATTAGTTGGTTGGTGAACACTTTTATACTTTTTTATGCTCCCGTACCACTCCAATGTCTTCACCGCTTCGTCTAGTTGTCTCTCTGTGATTTCTAGCCGGTCTACCAGTCCAATTAATTGATTTATGGTTTGATTGTATTCAAAAAGTAACTGCTTTGATTTTAGCCGTTCCTTTACCGCTTGGATTAGATCATCCATTCCCTTCACCCTCTCACCAATTTTTTTACCGGAACATTGCATTGAATTTATTTACTTGTTCGCCAATCGCCTTGTTTTGTTCGCGTTCCTTCGCTCGTCTTTTCTGTTCAATTTTCTCGTCATGTTCAACAATTTCACGTTCGATGTTCCGAAAGTATTGCAGGATTGGTGTTACCCATGTTCCTTTGTGCAACCACCCATAAGTTTCTGTCCATCCAGGATTACCGCCTATAATTCCATATACTTTGAACAGGTCTTTACCATCATCGTCGATTAGATAGATGAAGAATGTTTCCCCTCTGGCATGCGAAGCAGTTACATAAAGGATATTTCCGTTTCGATAGCATTCTGCATCTCCGCCATGGTGTACATATCCAAATTTCGTTTTTTCTAAATCCCCAAGTTTTCTATCACTGGCCTTTTTAATTAGTCTGTAATATTCAGTTGCACCTTTCACTCGTACCACCCTCTCACATTCTGTACGCCCCGTAGAGCGCTGATTATGGTTGACCCTAACTTGTGCCTGCCCTTGCGGTTATAACGTCTGTGTGGGGCTTGTATTAGCTGTGCGGTCTATTAACAACCCTCTTCCCCAACACTTCATAATTGGACGAATCATTAAATATTCTGCCGGATCAATGTCATATACTGGTGGTTCATAGTACGATCCGTGATCTGTGCATACAATATCTCCAGCGTGACACTTAATGCCGATCGGTTTAGCTCCAAACTGTTTCTCGCTATAAGCAACCGGATATTTATAATCATTTGGATATCGCCATACTCCTGGATGGTCAACCGGCATATAGTGATAGTTGATATCTCCATATTCGTACTTCATCCCTGTTTTCTCCCTTTTTCTCTCGCGCGTAGAGTGGCTTGCTTATCTCTGAGAGGCCCCTCTCGTTTTACTCTCTGCCGCGATATACTGTCTTTCCACACCGTTTACACCGTTGTTTCCATATCCTCATGTTGTAGTCGTATTTATGACCGAATATTTTGCATAGGAGATGCATGGGTTAGGCTCCTTTTCTCTGCGTCTTCCTTGAATGCTTCGATTCCCCGGCGCTGCCATTCTTCAAAGTCCAGGTCGTAGAGGTCGTAGTCGTCTATGGGTTTGGTCATCATCCTATCTCCAAATCAGTTCCATACTTTTCATTCACCGCATTCAAGTGATGCTTTAAGTCCACAATAGCTTTGTCATATCCTTCTTGATCTTGTATTTGGTCGAAGTTAACCTTTGTTCCTTTTGCGGTAGGCTTAAGCCACCGTGTCGGCAGCATGCCATCACCAAGCATCTTGTGCCATATAATAGCTTTTCTTACTTCGTAATCCTTTTCAGCGACTTTATTAGTCAGATATTTAAACTCAATTTGTCCACCGACAACTTTAATTTCTGATACGCTCACTGTTCATCCATCCTCTCTTATTTAAGCCGGTTCACTCTTGCTTTGTGGTCTGCGATCCGGTCCCAGCATTTCAATTTGTTCTGCCTTGCCGTTTATCCGACTTCCGATCTTCCCGCCGTTCATCGGTAACCGTTCTCTGATGCGACCTAATGCATAGTTGCTGGTCATGATCGTAACCTTGTTGTTCTTCATTCGCTCGTCAATGATGTTGTATAGCATCCCTTCGGCCCAATCCTTGTACTGAGCTGTGAAAATGTCGTCTATCATCAGGATCGGCACGTTGTAGTATCGCTGTAGCACATCAATTTCAGATTCTTCGCTATCTCGGCTGTATGTCGCTTTAATCTCTCCGTACAATTTTGACTCTGTGACGTATATTGCCGGGATCTTCCGGTATGAGAATGCATTTGCCATACACTGCATGAGGTAGGTCTTGCCAGTACCGTAGGCGTTTAAGATAGCTCCCTTTTCCTTAGAAGCTTCTGCTACCCGGGCATCGTCACCGAAGATGTACAGCCATGTGCCAAGCTCCATATGCCTCTTGATGTCACGAACAAATTCTATAGCCACCCCAAACTGTTCGCGGTTCAGATTGTCGACCGTTGCAGTTTTAAAGGTGTATCCTCGCTCTTTTGGGCTGAAGCTCTCGGCTGCGTTGTACTTTTGGAACATCCGGTCCATGTGGCAGCTGCAGTTTTCCACCACGGCCACTTGCATCGGAATCGGGTATCCTTCCGGCTGCTCCCATCGGAATGAGTTTATCGTTCCGGTGTAATCACATTTTGGACATCCTTCAGTCGAAGTTGCTGGCGATCCGCTGAACTTCTTCGGTGGTAAGTCCTGATTCTCGTCCAGGGCTTCCGATGAAGGTTTCAGCGCCTCGGCTCGCAGCCTTTCGACTCGCTTCAGAAACTCCTGCATAGCCGGCTTGATACTTTCCACCGTTCCCGCCTCCCCTGACCAAAGTTAGCTTTCTTTCGTCTTCCTCAACTCTAGTGACCACCCAGTTTAAAATGGCTCGGTAATCGCTGGTGTACTTCTTTCCGGTTGAACCTTTGTAATTGTCTAAGGTTTCAATGATCCGGTTAAGCTTGTCCTGTCCATGGGCTTCAAGGAGTTTGTCGTATTCTTCTTGAGTCATTGAGACGAATTCAGCAAATTTAATTTTAGGTATAATATCTTTTTTCTTTACCTTCTCAACATTCTTATCATTCTTTACATTCTTGTTTGTGTTCACTTGTTGTTCAGTTGTTGTTCGTTTGTTGTTCACTAGGTGTTCATTTTGTTGTTCACTATCTTGGTAATCTATCCATGAAAGTATTGATACTAAGCGGTTTTTATTGCCGTTTTGTTGTTCAATCTGTTGTTCGATTTCGAAGCTTTTTAGTATTCGTTGTACCTTACTTTCTGAAATATTGAATTTCTCAGCGATCACCTTTCTGCCGGTTATAAGTTGCCCGGGCTGAAGGATGATCTTGATCCCTTTGAACACTGTAGGGTACTCCTTATGAGTCGCATTCAGCAGTAAGTAAGTCCATACAGCGATGTGATCACTGTCCTTACAGACGATAGGGTTGTCCAGGATCTTACGATGTAATTTTATCCACCCATCCATATGCCCACCGCCTAAACGGCCTTATTTTGTGCAGCCCGTAATTCATACCAGCGGTTTTGGCAAGATTTCGCTGTCCGGTCAAGTGCTTCCGCTGCCTCGTTGAACCGGTCCAATACCTTTTTCCGGTTGTCTTTGGTCATAATCTCAGTTAGTAGAGCATCTTCATTGCTTGTCCAACTGTGGTAATAGAACCTTGGCATGTTGTTCAACTCCTTATTTCGTTTTCCTTGATCTCACTATATCCTACTTTATCCTACTTAGCAAGATAAATGTTTAGGTTATCGGATAAAATGCTATACTTTTTTTGAGGTGTATTTATATGGTGAGACAAACCAATAAAGAAAAGTTATCAATAACGCTCGACCCGGATGTATTTGAGTTTATAAGTGAAGCAGCCGCTGAGGATGACCGGTCGGTTAGCTCAAAGATCAATATCATCCTCCGCGACTATATGAAAGCTAATAAGAAGGACTAAGCACTCTTTAACTGCTGCAACTCAGCCTCTAACTCCGCAATCTTGCGTCGGGAAAACTCAATCATGTGTTCGTTATAATGTATACCGCCAAAGTCTCCGTATTTGATCGCATCTGGCATATCACTTGCGTAGATTGCGGCGGTGTTTTCCCATACCTCGATTTCGGATTTGATGCGTTCCTCGCGGGTCATACCTGTTCACCTCGCTTATAAACGCGCACTTGTTCAAGTCCACACTTGTTGCATGACATCACGACTAATGTTGAACCGTCTCTATATTCACAATAGTGTTTCTTATCACAAAAGCAGTGAACGTGCTTGATGTTGAATATGGCGTAGATCCACTTCATGCGCTCACCCCTTTCTTCTGCTTCCGCCGCGCCCGTACATCTGCTTCCAGTACATCCGCAATTCGTAGTAGCTTCTTACCTGTGGCACACTTAGTGTTACAATGCTTCTGCAGCCGGTTATAGGATGGGTTGGCCCATTTCTTATCCGTTCGCTTGGGGCATACCTTGCACACAGCTAGGTACTGGTCCAAGTCTTGCAAAGCCTCTTTACGATTCATAAGTTAAGTACCGCAAAAAGTGCAGCCTTACAGATCGCTTCAGGCGCTGTTTTTGAAACAGCCTGCGAGGAAAGACCAAGTTCATCAAAGTCAGCGCCCCACTCTTGTTCATTTGGATAAAACTCCAGCGCCAGACCGTGGGATTCTCGTTTATTGATATGCTCTACTACTTCCCATGCTGCGGATATATCGACTGAAGGAGAAAACACAGCCCATCCAACATGCGTGTTCCCATCTGACCAAAACCAACCGTTTCCTTTGGGCGTTAATTCAACTTTGTGCCATTTCAACACTGTTTCAATTACAATATGATCTAACTTTTTCCCCGGCTCCATCGCCATTATCTCTTCCCTTGTCATTTCCCTTTCGCCTCTTTCAATAGATTTGTAAGTACTGCCGTCTGTTCATTATCCAGACTCCACACGGTTGATAGTTCAGACTGCTTCAGGGAGCGATTCACGCCACGTTGGAGTATTAGTGACAGTTCGATAAACGAAGCGTCCTTGGACTGATTCTGTGCGTCTGGTGATGTGCTGGATAGGAATCGCTTGAACATCAGGCTTCCTCCTTGTACTGAATCCGGTCAAGTTCATCGAACCAGAAGTTTTCTCCGTACTTTTCACGCTGCAGCTCAATGTATTTGTTCAGCACGGACGTTTTTTCGTGAATCATCTTGTGGCAGTAGTTGCAGACGCGCAGCCCGTTTTCTTTAACGCCCCGGCCGGATCTGCTCCGGGGCATGATGTGGTGCGTTTGAGTACCGCGGCTAACGAAGCAAACTTGGCATAGGCCGTTAGATTCGCTGATCAGTTCAGCCACTACGTTTAAAGGGAACTCGGCACGCTGTGAACGGGTCTTATTCTTTTTGTGGTTTTTGAAAATTTCCTTTTTTAATGGTGACAAGACTTTTTTCTTCTTCTTTGGGATTCCCATTTGCTACACCTCATTTTGATATTTGATGATGCTCTGCAATGCGGATATCTGCGTCTGTATGGCTCCAATGGACTCTATAGCAGCCTTCCAAATCGTTTCGTCATAGTCTCGCTTGAATAGGTAATCCCCGACATTTCCCTTGGCAACATCACCGATCATGCCGATGCTCATGCCTTCTGTTTTAAGCTTGATCATTTCCTGTGCCAACTTGACGCGGTACGCCTGCTCTGATTCAGCCTTTGACTTTCCCAGCGCATACAGTGTATCTGCGGCCTTGCTCAATCGCTGAGAGGCCGCATAGATTTCCTGGTTAATCTGGATGATATCTATTGCCATAAGTCACCTCCGTTATATGGCCTCAAGCAAATCAAGGTAATGTGTCATGCTGCTCAATCTTTTTTTAGCTTTGCAGTAATTACAGCGTCCGCATCCGGTTGGCTTAACATTTCCGAATTTAACATCCAGAATATGAGGTAGTTTTTGTTCTACTTCTCTAAGCTTTTCTTGGATGATTTGATCGTCAAACCAAATGATTTCTTTGTCTGGAACCTCTTCCTTAGAAACAGCCAGTAGTGTAGGCTCGAGATATTCAAATTTCATTTCTCCGCTCAATCTCTCGATCTCGGCATACATTGCCATTTGAACGTCATATCCGTACATCTGGATGAAGGACACATATTTTGTTCCGTCCCAATATTTTTCCCGAATTCCTTTAACTGTTTTAATATCAGTGAACCGCCCGTTATCCCGAGATAAAACATCTATCTTCGATTTCCACATAGTGCCGAATATATCAGCTGTAAGAATGACCTCTTTCTCACCTTCAAGCACCTTATTGCATAGATCGTCAGCTAAAACCACGTCAATCATGTTGTTTGCTGACTTATATGGTGCTTTAAGTTCCTTTTTAGCTGTGTAAATATCTGGTGTTGATGATTTAAAAGCTTCAAAAGCTTCATTGCTTTCTAGCGCTGCATGTACATATGAGCCAACCAATAACGCTTCATGTTTCATGTCCGTGTATGATCCATTGAGTTTTGCCATAGCTGCGGATTCACATTTTATGAAATCTTTGTATTGCGAAACGCTCATATATTCCTGGTTCGCTTCAGGAGAGTAATAGTTTTCAGCCGTTAGTTCCATCACGTTTACCTCCTGTAGCAAGTTGTTCAGTCAATTTGTTCAGGAATGATTCAGCCATTTCATCGTCCAATTGCATCAAAGGGACACCGTATAGAGCGGAACTCTGATCATCCAGTCGGTTAGCTCTCATTCCTAATGTGGCCCATGCTGCCTTGATCTTCGACAAAACCTCTTTAGATGCTTTCTGACCGAACTTGTTTTGGAATGCGTCTGGATCGTCCTTATCCGTCGGGATGTTGAAGAATTTAAGCGTGAAATATTTTTCTGCGTATGTGAGAGCTTTACCTACGCCTTTTTCGCCCGCAATATCAACACCCTGGGAATACCATGGGCATTCTATTTTTTCCTCTGGATTGTCTGCATTTACCCATGTAAATGTCATATTCAACTCCGTAAAATAGGTGGTTGTCTTTTTTGGCTTATCCCGGTCCATATATTCAATTGTTTCTGACAGAAGGTTCTTATCCGTGATTCTTGGTATCAACAACAAACCCATATCATTAATTTTGTCGCGAACAGATGCCAACACTTGGGCGCTACCTGTATAGTCGTATTGATTTGATTTCGATTCTTTCTTGAGATAATCAACTGACTTACGAACCTCAACCAATTTTTGATAGATGTTCAATGTGTACTACCTCCTAAAGTTTTGGTATAATTGTCGTAACTTAATTTTCAAACAGTCTTTCCCGGGCAGCCAGTGCAATGGCTGCTTCTTCTCTGCGTTTAGCCCTAACCATGCTCATAAAGTAAACTCTCAATAACGTGTCAGTTAGCGTCCCCTTCGCCTTTGCGATCTTCGCAAGCTCTAGAAATGTCAGTCTGTTTGGTATCATCCTCCTTTCCCTCCTTCCCGTAATGCTCTAAAATGTCCAGTACCGTTTTAAGCAGATTCTTTCAGCTCTCTTTCCAGGAATGCTTTGCTCATTTCCATCAGTTCTTCAAGCTCTCGCTGCTCGTCCAAGGTGCGGATTTCCTTAGCCCGGTAACCTTTCTCATGGATGCGGATAATCAGGCTCTCCATGTCTACAGCTGCCCATTGGAAGATCCGTCCACACTCTGTTGTAAAGTAGAACTGCACAGATGGTGCTGGTGGTGGATACTTAGCTTGCATCGTCAAACCCTCCTAATTCCCGCACGAAAGGCCGCGGTATGCTGGTTAATGCTTCATCCTTGCAGGCTGTACAATGGGGCTGTAGGATGTCGTATACTTCCCATTCTGCTTCCCGGCCGCAGCCACATGTTGGTGAGTAGAAACGGTATGGACTTGGTTTCGGCTTGTCTGGTGTTTTAAATGGGATCAGCGTCAACATCGGGTTTCTGAGGTCTTCGATTTTTTTAGCCATGGCTTGTCCCTCCTTATTTGAAATATGGTTCCATGAATTTGAACGCCATTTTTGCTGCATTCTCTTTTTCACCCATTGGTGCAGCAGCACAACTTGCTAGCTTAAGAAGCTTTTCAATTCTAGAATCTTTTATCTGTGCTTCCTTGATGCTTTTGATCATTAACGTTATAAGGTTATCCACACTACCAAATGTAAATAGTGCACCTTCCCACATTTTATCCAGTCGTTTAGCCAACTTTCTTCACTCCTTTTTCTCCTTTGATAAGCGCGTATCGACGGTCTTGTTTGTCGCGTTGTTCTTTCTTCTTCGACTCAAGCCAGAGAATGAAATCTTCTTTAATAGTTCGACGACCGTTTCCAATCTTCATATTTGGGATTCCTCCAAACTCGATCGGCATATCGTAGAGGTCGTATACAGTGTTCCGAGCCATAATTAGGTAATCAGCAATGTCTTGCGCTCTTAGCACTGGTGGTAATTCTTCGAGGCTTACTCGCTTCTTCATGATGTACCTCCTTGGAATTATTATCCTTTTAAGTCGTTTGGTGTCGTGTATAATTGACTTGTGAGTCATGTCGTTCTTTATGCTGTTCGGTCATGTATTTCTTGTATTACATTATCTACAAAAAAAATATCTCTCTCAGCTTTTTTTAAAGCATCCGCAATTGAAAACATTAAAGATCCTGAAATGTTTTTCCGATCACCTTTTTCTATCGCGTGAATGGTTTGTCTGCTTGTCTTAGCTCGTCTCGCTAACTCTGCAACACTCATACCAGTTTCAGTTCTATACTCTTTTACTTTGTTCTTCATGTGTTACACCTCCTTGTTAATAAGGTAACATATGAATTACTTAAGTGTCAAGTATGAATTACACATTTAGATTTTTATTTTGGAATTACATAATGTAATGTAAGAATTACACGGAGGTGCAATGGTGGTTAATTTAGGTGAATTGTTACGCCAATTACGAGGTAAGGAATCTTTGCGAAGCGTTTCTAAACGTGCAGGGATTAGTCACAACTACTTAAGCATTGTTGAAAAGGGGGTAGATCCAAGGACAGGCGCGCCTGTAAAAGCTTCTCCTGATACGTTGAGAAGTTTGTCGCGCGCCTACAATTATCCGTATAAGGATTTGATGCTAGCTGCCGGTTATTCAGAACTTGAAGACCAACATCAAAGAGAAATAGAAAGCGTTACAAAATCAATAAATGCTATAAGCGACCTGAAAGAATTAATCTTGAGATATGATGATGAGCAAATTCTAGATATGTATCATCACACATCAAATGGAGAAGATTTGAAAGAAGAAGATGTCAAGAAAATTCTCTCTTATGTTCGATTTGTTCTGAAGGATTCTTAAATTCCAAGACTGACTTGTCCAATCCTAGTTTTACGAACACTTCATACCAGTCGATCACATCTTTCTTTGTTTGTTTCATGCAAGTCTCTCCTGTCGAATCAGAATGTTAATACCATAATATACGAACATAGGTTCCTATACAACGTTAAAAAAAATTGAGGAGTACGTGCATGGCCTATATACCGGGTCGATGTCGCCTCCGCCTGTTACTTAGAGAGAGACGCAAGTCTCAGAAATGGTTGTCCGATAAAACTGGTATAGATAAGTACAGAATTTCTTATTACGCCAATGACCGAGGTTTAATGCACATTTCCACAGCAAAAACCATTGCTAATGCTCTAGGATGTCATATTGACGATCTGTATGAATGGATTCAAGGCGGAGGCCATGAGTAGATTTTCTACTCTCGGCTCGGTGTAAAAGTTGTCACATCTCACAACCATTTATTTAAGTGGTAGCGCTGCCACGTGTACAAGAATAATTTACCATCTATAGAGATTGTTTTATAGCGGTAATGTATTACAGTAAATTACTATTTGGAATCAATTACATAATTTTTTACATGATGGTGGTAATAAAGGAGGGCATAACCATTTACACTATGGATGTTTAGGTTATAATGAGGGTGTAAGGGTTATGCCCTAGATGGTTGTCACCTAGTTACCTTGGTCGGGCTTAGGTGAACGGATTAGTCGCTGAATAGCGGCTTTTTTTATTTGACAACATGTAGGTACCTGGGTATTGCCTTTCTGACTTTTGTAACTTCTCCAGTCTGGCTATTCTCCAAGTACTGCTTTCCCTTTTCATCCGTGTGCATTGTGTAGTATGGTACATCATTTTCATCCATGAACTCTTCCATAAGACCTTTTTGTCCTTGTACTCTACGAATATCACTTATCAAGGACATATTATTTACCATGAAATGGGACACATCCCAATTTTGATAATCCCATAAAAAGTCATTGATTTTTTCCAATATAGGTGTATTTTCGCCTATTTCCGCTATAGCATTCTTTGTGAAAAAATAATCTTTCCACCCGTTCTTCTCGCCATCATATTTCTTTTCTATTGGGAAAATGTTTTCAAATTCATTTGGACTAAGTTGACTCATGGCCCCCTTGATGAACTCAAATGCTTCCATTATAGATAAAAGCTCATCATAATTTAAACCATCAGTATTTTTAGCATTTAACATTTTCACTCCATAATAAACGAATCTTTTCTTTTCTAATATCTTCAGTTCATCAAATAATGAATCTGAGTTATTTAGGCGTTCAACACATTTAGAGAATGCATTGAAATATAGATCAAAGTAGTTAGGCCGTTCCCTTTTGACTCCGTTTATAACTTTAAAATTCATTTTTATCCTCCTCCATTAAGCTGCTGGCAAAAACTTATTGATAAAATATATTTGTCCTTTTCCTGTAACTTTTGCAGTAAAAGTAAGCTTGGTTGTACCTCCAGATCCGCTGCGATATCCGGTTTTGATCTCAAACAATCCCATTTCCATTGAACGTTGTGTAGGCTTGTTGTACTCAGTTCCAGACTTAATCAGATATCCTTCATCCCTCATCCATTTAAACAATCGAATTTCTCCTATCTCTACACCTTTTTGACGCATCAACTTAGCTAATTGTCCAACCAGTATGGAATCCTCTGATATTTCAATTGCTTCAGCATAATGTACTTTGTGCTTGTCATTTTCAATTTTCAACTCAAGAACTTTGTTTTTCTCTTGTGCTTCTTTCAATACATTTCCTAGTTGTATTAGAAAATCTGGGTTGGTTGTAATTTTTTCAATTGTGTCTGGAGTCATATATGCTCCGTGTTTTCTAATTGATGGGAGTATTTCGTCTGCTACTCTTGCCTGAAACGCAATGCCTTTTTCGTTTTCTGACTTCATCGACAATCTATAGAAGACGTTTTCTGGTATATACTCTTTCCCCACAAGTGGAGAAAATCCCAATTCAATCAAATATCCATTTACTCTTTCCCAACGAATGTATTCTACCTTCCCTTTTTGTTGAGTAAAACCAAGGCCTCGAGACACATCATCCAAATTCAATTGCGCTACTCCGTTTTCGTCAATAAACCCTCTTACCCCGTTAATAGTAATTAATTGATTCATTATTAATCCTCCCTTGTAAAATATAATTTACAAATGCTACAATAAACACGGAGTTGTTACGATACATCTCTGAGCAGTTCTTCAATGCATGTCAGGTTAAATATTACCTTGAGCGAATCCGCCATATCCAGATTAATTTTCGAAGTGCCTTTCTCGATTTTGTGATAGAACTGTTGCGAAACTCCCAACTTCTCAGCCACTTCTTTTTGAGATAAAAAGTTGATTTTTCTCAGATACTCTACTCTTGTTTTTGGCTGTGCCATTGTTTTCCACCTCCCATAATTAAATAATACAACCATATGTTTATTAAATCAATGCCAAGGAGATGTTTTTTTGAATTTATTTTCCGCACGTTTAAAATGGCTAAGAGAACGCATGAATATTTCTCAAAAGGAAATGGCACAAAAAATAGGTGTTTCCCAGCAGTACTACAATAAATTCGAAAAGGGGACTGGACAACCGAATCTTGAAACCTTGTATAAAATCAGGCATACAACTGGTGAATCACTAGATTTTATTATTGGGTATACTTTTGAAGATAAGGAAGCAACTCTTCTTTACGAAATTTATATTGACCACAGGGATCAAAGAGAAAAATTGGAAAACGATATAGAACATCTCAGTAACGATACTTTTGCAATGGGAAAAATGAACCTTGAAGAGAGGATGTCACTTGTTAGCAAACTAAGAGAGGGTGTTTTGGATTATTTAAAGAGGGAAGAAAGAGCTTTAGATATGTTCATAACTCATATTTCTGAACTACCAGGTTTTGATGATCACATGAATAAAGAACACTGGAAAAATGAGTACGAATCTTATAAAAACAACCATAATGTTTTTTTTACTGACTTTGCAAAGAAATACACGGATATTTTTGATTGAACAAAAAGACCATACTCACTTCGGGTATGGTTTTTTTGTTACCCCTACCCTACAATACAGACATAGAGAGAGTTAGGAGTGATCCAGGTGAAAGGTCATTATTATAAGCCTCATTGTAAATGCCCAGGGTTGCAGAAAAAGAAGTGTAAGTGTGGTGCCAAGTGGGCGTTTTTGCTAGACTTGGGGAAGAAACCGGACGGATCCCGGAACCAGAAGAAGCGCGGAGGATTTGACACCAAAGACGACGCAGAGGCCGCAGCAGCCATCATGATGGAGCAACACAAGACTAACACCCTGCCAGAAGATGTGGCCCGTAGAGAGGCTGAGGAACAGCGCAAACTTGAAGAGGAGAAAAAGGAAGAACAACGACTTAACATTAGCTTTGAAGATCTGGCCGAACAGTGGTACGAAGTATATAAGTCCACGGGAAAACGAAAACGAGTTAATACGCTTAAGAATAGAAGAAACGATAAAGTCAGACTTGTTGCATGCTTCGATAAACCAGCGCGCGAAATAACGCATGATGAATATCAGGATACCCTGATACAGTTGAAAGATGGCTCTCACGAAAAGCATAAAAGAAAATTTACTACAAATACTTTAAGCAACACACACGTGACTGCAAAGATGATATTCGAGTTTGGGATTAAGCATAAATTTTTAGAAGAAAACCCAGCTAAAGGCGCTCACGTACCTAAAGATTACCAAACAGTCGAAGAAATAGAATCCTGGGAAGACATACCTGATTTTTTGGAGCGTGACGAGCTTCTGATTTTCCTTGATACTGCCTACCTACATGGAAACCCATTAGACTATGAAATATTCACCACTTTAGCGTATACTGGTATTCGGATTGGTGAATTAGAAGCGCTTCAGGAACCTGCCTTTAATCCAGCATTAAATAAGATAAAAATTATAAAGAACTATATAAATTATAACAATTACACAAAGTTCGAATTGGGTCCTCCTAAGACAACCTCTTCTATTCGTGAATTAGATATTGACCCAGAGATCACAACCATGATGTTAGGATTAATCGAGCAACACAAGGTAATTAAATCCACCAACAGTTCACATCTTGACCAAGGATTTATATTCGGGCAGAAAGTAGGGAGGTATATTGGTTATCCGATTCCTGAAGGCATTATTAACCAAAGGATGAAACGCATATTGCGTATTTCCGGTTTAGACAAAGACCTGTCGCCCCATTCAATGCGGCATACATTCACGTCATTGATGGCAGAAGCAGGAGTTAGCCTGGAACAGGTAATGGAGATGTTGGGACATGCTGGCGATGAAATGACGAGACGAGTTTACCTACACACCACCAAGACGAAGAAAAAAGATGCAGTAGAAAAATACAGCAATTTGCTCCAAAATACGATCAATCGAGAGCAAAATGTTACCCAATTGTTACCCAAGCTTGTTTGA